GAACATTGTCAGTGTGTTCGGGTTGCGGGGCTGATTCCGCTGGTGCAGCTTCTAATTGCTCAACATTTTGATTTTCTGTTTCAACAACTTCATCAACTTGTGGAGCATTATTGCCTGCAAGTGCAGCATTTTGTTCATCTGACATTTTTTCGCCTTTTCAAAGTAATTAGCCGAGTTAAAGTACTCGTAAACTATTAATATTATAGTTAATATGCGTTATTGAGTCAATCCATCAGGTAATTGCTGATTAATCCCACTCAATTGATCTTCCCCAATTTCATTTTCTATTTTTGGTTCAGCCTTATTATCAATTTCTTCTACTTCAACGCTTTGATCTTGAGATATCTGGATTATCCCTTGTTGTGCTGTCAATAGCTCAACCTCAGATATACCACCTTGTATTCCAAGTTCTTGCTGTAGTTTAAATGCGCCTAACAGCTCTTTATACGTTTGAGTTGACTTTAATATTCTGTTCTGACGCTCGGTATCTGCTTTTTCATCGTTTAATTCTATTTCTGATTTTGTTTTTTCTGTTTGCATTAAAACATTATCGTTTAAAGTTTGATCTGATTCTGACATTTGAGGTTTTGCATCAAGCCCTAGTTCTTTGACTTCCTCATCAGTTGGTTTAGCCATTCCGTTATTTATCATAACCTCCCTGATACGGGCAAACATTTCTTCTGATTCATTTACGTCAATGTTTTTAGCAATCAAATCAGGGACAATGTCGGCAAAAATCGGAACCTCAGCTGCAAGCTTAAGTAATTGATCTGTTGTTTCCATGCGTTTAGTTGCAAAAGCTGGGCCAGTTTTAGCTACAACCTCATACTTTCCTTGAGATAAATCATTGATCAATACATTTTCTTTCGTTTCTTTATCAAAAACTGTTTGATTAATGCCTATTTCACTTGTAGAGCCATCTTCGCCAAGTATTCTTATTTGTTGTGCTTGGTCATAAATCCTCGGAATCATATCTACCAATATCTCATAAGTGTATTGTTTAGATTTAAGTAGATTATCTTGATAAATGTATACACCTCTGTCGCCTTTTTCTGCTTGGGCAATAACAGATTTCTCACTTAACATTTGTGGCGCGTCACCTTTAGCTGGGCCGAAAAACCCCATAGCTGCATCAATATCAAGCGATGCACGTGATATTGATATAGCGGCTGCTTGATTAACTGATGGGGCACCTGTGCGTTGAGGCGGCCCACCCCCAGCGTCAGGGTCTGGATTAAAAGGCATAAACGACAAATTCATTGATGGAAAATTTTCGTATTCATGCTTAAACCCTTTAACCATTGCAGGAGTGTACCAGTATGGGTCTTTAGGTGTTAATGCCTGAGTTTCGATGTCATTTGATACTAACGAGTTATAAATTCGATTTGCATCTTTGGCAAATCGTATCATCCCTCTAACATAGGTTTTATTTTCTATTTTTGATATGTGTCCATATTCAGGCACTAATGGAATAAACTTAGATGCAAATTCTTGCTTTTCGCTATATATTTCTGCGCCATTCATTTTATACATAAATACTTTATGGCTTTCTACTTTCCTTGTCTTAACTATTGTAATTCCTTTTTGCAGTAACTCATCTAATACCTGTTTTTCTTCTTCAAGATCAATTACTCTGCCATCCGATAATAAGCCCATAGACATAGTGTAAGGCTCTTTAACCCAATATTCAGCTACCAGCATTGTATCTCCATCAAACCAATTACTTGAGTTTGGCTGAGAATATATATGGTTATCAAAGCTTATAGGCTTAGCATCTGGATTAGTTGCGTTAAATTCGTCAATAGTCATTGATGATATTAAAAAGGCAAATTTAGCGTCCCTTTTATCATAGCTTTCAGCTGGTCCGAAATAAAGCGATGTATCGGCTGAGTTAATTGGTTTTAATTTAATATCTTGTTGAAATATATCAAACTCATTAAATTCTGTAACAATGCGCCACCCACCGTATCCACCTTTTACAGTCTCTTCGAATGACTGATCATAAATGTTTTTTGCCTGTGACTGGGTTTCGATTGTACGAATAATTCCCTGATATATGTCAGCAATATCTTTTTTGCCATCTTTTAACGGTCTAACTTTTGCTGATGTATCATTTTGCTTTTGATCGCCTGTTACCTGGTCAATAATTGGTGCTGTTTTATTTATAGTAAAACGTGGTCTATTTTTTCTACCTTTTTTTAATACATCGCTCCATTGACCATCCTCTGTGTCGCAAAAACGTCTATCCTCAACCGATAGTTCTCGTTGCTCTAATTCGTTTTTTTGTATTGTTTCAAATCTTTCAAGTCCTTTTTTATATACCGCATCCAGATTAGGCTCTTTTTTTATTGTATGGTCTTTCATCTTTAAAACTCGCTCGTTAGGTTTAGAGGCTCATAATCTGAATTGCTATTAATACACCGCATTGACATCATTAAAGGGTCAGCGAGGTTCGGAGATTTAAACTTAAATTTATTTTTCATTACCTCCTTTGTATACAGTTCTATTTTACCAGCCCCGTTATCGAGCTTTATTGGCATTCGGCAAAGTTCGCTCCTTAGTTTGGATAATAACTCAATATTACTATCAAAACTAATAAGAGTATCTGGGTCGTGGTATTCCTTTTTATTAATCGCCATATAAGTACGGTAGCAACGGTCTCTAAGTTCAATGTAATATTGCGCCCTCTTATTTTTAATTGCGTCTTTTATTTTAACCTGATTTGATATATTTGATTTTACTGCGGCATTATAATATGAGTTAGGACTATCAGGGGACTCCGACCCTTTAAACTGCCTAATATCAATCTTTTTCCCTTTGAAATCATTAGCTATTTGCTCATTAAGCAATGCTCCCATGCCGTCACAGTCCCAAGTAAAATAGTCTACTTGCTGTTGATTAGCAAGCCCGCAAGCCCAATGACCGCCTTCGTTACCATTACCTTCTGTCATTTCCTGCACATCCATTACTACAACACCGTGCCGCATAACATAGCCCTTACTGTCTGGACCAACATCAGACGGGTCATGAGCTGCTATCTTTGCGCCGGTCGGTTCAAACCCTAGTTTTTTATGTGCGTCTATGCATGCATCAAACCATTCGGCTTGGATTAATGCACCTTTAATGTTGTCATTGTATTTGCCGAGCCAGACGTGCTCGTAAAGCGATGTAGTTGAATTAGCCTGCCACCATTGCCTATCCTCTTCAAGTCCTGACTCATTAAACCAAGGGTTATCTGTATAATTAACCCTTACTATTAGATGCAGATCATCCTCGTAAAATCCGTCACGATCTAATGCATCTTGATGCGGCACTAAAAACCGCTGGCTTATTGGGTCGTCACTTGATTGAGGGTTGAGTATAAACATCATTGATACAGTGCTTAACTCTTGTTTTTTTGTTAGCTCTTTTATTTTATCGCTACTTAGAGGTAATCCTTTGCGTGCTTTATTACGTGCAGTAGGAGTAAGCTTTTCAATTGATTCGTTAGTTAAAAATTCTGCTTCTTCGACTGCAAAACGTGAAAACCCATGAGAAGATTTAATACTTGATATATTTCTAGCTAATCCGGCAAACTTAAATACATCTACGCCCCTGCATTTAATTGTTTGATTCATCACCTCAAAGCCTTCAAATTCAAGCCTGTCTATTTCTTCGCCCAACAGAGAGTGCACAGATGATTCTATGCTTGCTTGATATTCGCGCAGGAAATAAGTTTTTTCATTTTTGTCTTTTGCGTTTATTAAGCAGATATCACCGGCTGCAACACTCTTTGTGCTGCCTCGTCCACCATAAATAATCACATATCTTTTTTTTGAGGTTAATACTTTTTCTAATTTTGCTGCCAGGTATAGATGTGGAGCTTCGTCTGATTTTACCCACTTGCCCGACTTATTGCTTAATGAATGAGTATGCCCCTCCTTTGGACATACAAAGCCGACTACAGTATAAGATTGTTTTCGCCTGCGTCTAAGTTCAAGCTCTGCCATTGCACGTAGCTTTAAACTACTCGCTGCCATCTATAATAGCCTGTAGCTCATCGTCAGATTTTCCCTTAATATCAACAGTCAAATCTGTCTTTGTTTCGACTTTATCTGAGTACCCATGTTTAGTTAACATGAGTTTAGTTATTGATGCATTTGTTTCGCCTGTAAGGCCGCCCTGCTGCAACATCATGCCTTGTAACACCATAACTTTCTCGACGATGTCTGAAAACTCTTGTTTTTTCTCTTGACTTTGCCAGTCGTATACTGTAGCGCGTGCAATTCCTATTCGATAAGCAAGACCCTCAACCGACGGTACACGCTCAATATCTGATTGCTCCCAATTATCAATATAATCATTAGCTTTTTCAAGCAGTTCTGGCGTATAAGATGTCGGGCGGCCCCCACTCATGGCAGTACATCCATATGCACATAATCACTTATCATGTTTTTATCTTCGCTGATATCTACAGATGCTTTGTACCTCCATTTACCTGCCATATCTATATCCCCTTTTTTTGTAGTGTATTGTACATATTGATTTTCCTGATATCGCTTATTTCCTATAAATATCGTTTGAGTCCCTACACTTACGCCGTTGCTTTCATCAAGTAATAACGTTTTACCTTCTTTCGGTTGTAATTCAAATTTAATACCGATATTTTGATCTATATCCTGATTAAAGTTAATAGCAAGATTAGTGCCGTATTCGTTGACGTTTATATTTAGCATAAGCCACCTATTACCTACAAGATAAAAATTATATTTTAACACGTTATTGGTTTTTTATAAATGGTTGTATATTAGTACTGCAACAAGTTAACTTAAGCTTATTGTGTGGGGCTTGTATACTTTTACTCAAGCAACTTATACAGCTCTTTAAGCCTTTTTTCAGTGGCTTTAGCTAATTCGTTTAACAAATCAAGCTCTTCTTCTAGATCGCATGCTTCAATACGTATATCGGCAAGCTTTGATATCTCTTTTTTATCAGCCAATAACTTATCTTTATTGTAAATATCTTTTAACTCTTTTCTTGATTTAAAAATTATAGGTGCGTAATAGTCCATAAATCCCCCTTACAATACTTCGAGGGAATACAAAGTGTTAACGCTAATTATAGCATCTTTGCCATAATCCCCATTATGCTCATTATATGCGACAAACTGTAAAGTACCTCTGCTTGTCTCAATATTAACAAACATTACCTTTCCTTTAAATGTATCTAAATCACTTAAACTATTGTTATTTTTAATCATAATAGCCTCATTTAAAGAGGTATCTGTAATTGACAAGCTAATTAACTCTGCCCCTATAAAAGACATATAATTATCGTTACAAAAAAAATAACCTGGGTTTTCGTAGCAAGTAGTCTCTTTATCAATCATTAAAATTAATGTTTGTTTTTTAGTTATAATTTCAAACCCTTTAAAATCTTCCGAATAATAATAAAGTTGTTTTGGGATCGTGCCAGAAAAAACCTCGGTTATTGATATAATTTTTTCTTTTAATAATTTCATATTTTTGCCTTTTTTTTAATTAAGTCCCATTTTCCAATACATCAGGCTGAGAGTCACCTGCCACCCGTCCATGCGTATGTTAGTAAAACCTAAAGCTACCGTATTGGGCGTTGTCGTATGCGTCATACATTTCAAACGTGCCTACCTTATCACCAGTAAAATATAGGTTTAGCGTGATTTCCCAGCGCGTAGAGTCAATCATATTAACTGTTAATGTTGCACTGTCAGGGTCTTTTTGCATTGCAATCACATAATTGCCATAAGTTGAGCTGTCTGTATCCTTGTGCCATATTTGATAGTCTAACCCCACGCCCCTAAAAAACACATAGTACTCACCGTATTCAGGCACGTTACCAGATGAGTCAACCACATGTAGCTCTATGTTTGCCCCATTTAAGCGGTCTGGCACGACAAAGGGTAGTGGTTGCGGCTGGTCATTGTCTTGTGTATCGTCCACTGCATCTGGCTCAGAGTCCTCGGTTGCCGGTGTATCAGCCGATACTTGCACAGTGTTGTTATTTGCTACAGTATTTCGGTTTTTAGAGTTACATCCGGTTAAAAAAAACATTAATACAAATATTGCGCCGATTATAATCATTGTTTTTTGTTGCGATTTCATTTTTTTATCCTTTTATATATTTATGAGTCTAAATCGTCTGTTTTTACTAGCTCCGCATAAATCCAAGCCTCATTTTGTTCGGATATATAATATCCGCTTTTGCCTATCCTAATTACTCTTTTGACTATTGATTTATCTCCTTTTGATACATTGCTCACCCAGCATAACGGGTTATAGAATTTATTCAATCTATCCTCCCATTTAACCTCAATTTGAAAATCTTTAAATTCTTCGGCATAACGATTTAACAATGAGATTAGTCCAGCTTCGGTTTTTGAAAAAAAATTACATCCATCAAAAAATATGGTAGAACCGCTAAAATGAAACGCCTCGCCATCAAGCATTCGATAATACATTTCTTTTTCAGTTTTAATTCCTGCGTTTTTTAGTTTCATGTTTTTTATCCTTTAATAGTTTATTGTTACGTTTTTAATGAGTTTTTTAGCAATTAATTCGATTATGTTTTTTGCATCATCTTTATTTATGCCTTCCTTGACAAAAGACTTTAACGATTCATTGTTTATCTTTTTCATATGCGCTTTATTTTCTTGTTTGCGCTTAATTTCAGCATCTTTTATTCTTTTCTCTTCTTCTTCTTGCGCTATTCTTTTTCGGTTTTCTTCTTCAATTTTTTGTTTTTCTTCAATTTTTGCTTTCTCTATATCTTCTAACCTCCTTTTTTCAGCTTGAATTTTTTCAGCTTCTGCTTTTTCCTTTTCTTCAATTGCTCTTTTTTCAGACTCAACTTTAAACTTTTCAGCCTTTTCTTTTTCCTCAATTAACGCTTTTTCAGCATCAATTTTAGCTTGTTTTTTTATTTCTTCTTCGCGTTTTTCTTGCGCAATTAGTGCTTTTTCAGCTTCAATTTTATCATTTTCATCTTTAATTCGCTGCCTTTCTATTTCCATTTCTTTTCTTTCGGCATCTAATTTTTCTTTTTCTTGTGCTTGTAAAATTAATGATTCAATATATTTTTTTGTCTCATAGACAGCATTAAGATAGTCGTCTCTAAATTCGTCAAGATTAAATGTTACGACTTTTGCGTTTTCAATAAACTTAAGCGATTCGTTTAAATCTTCGAGCGATAAACCGATTAATGTTAATTTGTAATCAATTATTTTTTGTACTTCGCTTTTAATTTTGTTAATTCTATTTATTTCAGCGTCTATTTTTTCCTGTTTTATTCTTTTTTCTTCATCATCAATTCGTTTTTTTTCTTCAATCATTGGTT